AATCGTAAATTCTGGATCGAAAGGATCCCTTATCAATATTAGTCAAATGATTTCATGTTTAGGTCCCCAATCGATTGAAGGAAAACGAGCACCGTATGGATTCGACAATCGAACCTTGCCACATTTCACGAAATACGACGATTCGCCTACTGCCCGTGGTTTCATTGAATCGTCTTATATTACTGGTCTTTCCGCACATGAAATGTTCTTTCACGCCATGGCTGGTCGTATTGGCCTTATTGATACTGCAGTAAAAACATCGCAAACAGGATACGCGCAACGTAGAATTGTGAAATCGATGGAAGATATTTTGGTTACTTACGATGGAACCGTAAGAAACCACATGGGTAAAATCGTGCAATTTCGATATGGGGAAGACGGATTTGATTCATGTAAAGTCGAAAATCAAACCATTCCACTGGTTTCCATGAGTGTAGAAGATATTTACATGCGTTATGATTTATTACAAGATAATAGCACGAAAGATATTTTTACCAAAGAAACCAAAACCAGAATGGGGAAACAAAAAGCGGAACTAAGAGAGAAATGCCAGAAATATATTGAGCGAATGATTACCATGCGAGAAGAATTAGTAGATAAGATATTTTTAGGAAAGAATGATAATCAAGTGCGATTACCCGTTTCCTTTACGAATATTATCGCGAATGTGCAGGGACAATTAGAATTAAATGCGAATATGACAGTAGATATTACCCCTTTAGAAACCTTTAAAATGGCGGAAGAATATTATGAAAAGATGAGTATTTACATGCCTGAAAATGAATTGTTTCGAATCTTGTATGATTATTATGTATCCCCGAAAGAATTGTTATTATATAAACGATTTTCCAAAGCATCATTACTGGTGTTATTCGAAACTATTCTTCTAAAATGTAAACAAGCAATTGTGCACCCAGGTGAAATGGTGGGTGTTATTGCCGCACAATCGGTTGGTGAACCAACGACGCAATTAACATTAAATACGTTTCATAATACCGGAGTTGCATCGAAATCGAATGTAACTCGTGGTGTTCCTCGTATTGAGGAGATTTTACGTTTAACCAAGAATCCGAAAAGCACGTCCTTAACGATTGCATTGAAAGATTTGGATCAATATGAACAAGATCGTGCTTCAAAATATGCAAATATGATTGAATATACTCGTTTAGCAGATATCGTAAAAGGGGTGCAAATATATTTTGATCCAGAGGATAAGAATAGTGTGATTGAAGAAGATCGCGAATTATTACAGGAATATTATACCTTTCAACGAATGATGCAAGACGTTACGGAAACGGAAATAAAAGAGACAGGCGAAAAACCGTCGTTAGAAAAATGGATATTGCGTATGGAATTTGATGCGGATCAAATGTTGGAAAAGAATATTACGATGGATGATATTCATTTCGCGATTGTAAATAGTTATAAAGATCGCGTGTCTTGTATTTACTCGGATTATAATGCGTCTAAACTGATTTTTAGAATAAGACTAAAGGATGGTTCTTCTTCCTCTTCTGGAGGCCAAAATAAAAAGATAAAAGGAATTGCAGAAGGTTTAGACATTGCCGATGATATTTGTCAATTGAAAAGTATGCAAGATATGTTGCTGAAAAAGATCGTATTACGTGGTGTAGAAGGTATTTCGAAAGTGATTCCTAGGAAATTACAAAATATGTTGGTAAAAGAAGATGGAAAATATGTGGCGAAAGATGTTTGGATTTTAGATACTACTGGATCGAATTTACTGGAAGTGCTCAGTTTACCATATATTGATTATAAGAAGACGTATAGTAATGATATTTACGAAGTGTTTGAAACATTGGGTATTGAAGCCACTCGTCAAGTGATTTTGAATGAATTGACAGAAGTGATGGAAGTTGCAGGTGTGTATATCAATTATCATCATTTGTCCGTTTTAGCCGATCGTATGACGTATGCGAAAGATATGGTGGCAGTATATAGATCTGGATTATTAAATGACGATATTGGCGTGATTGCAAAAGCATCCTTTGAAACCCATACCGAAATGTTACTAAACGGGGCGAAACATGGATTACTGGATAATTTGAAGGGGGTTTCTGCCAATGTCATGACGGGACAACCCTTTTTAGGAGGAACCAATGCTTTCCAAATCCATATTGATTTGAAACAAATGGAATCACTCAATACCCAAGCAACACTAACGGCAGATTCGAAATCTGCAATGGATGAGTTAGAAGCATCATTTGCACAAGCCTTGAATATTTCCAAAGGAGAATGTTCCCAAGAAAAAATCGTGATTAATAATTACTTGTCGGGAATGGCAGTAAATGATGCTAAACCATGTTTACAAGATAATTATGATGTAGGATTTTAGATGTTAGATGCGAAATATTAAAAATATTAGAATAAATATAGATATAAAAATGATTTTTTTATATCTAATAAATATATGACTGAAAATAATAACCAAATATTGCCAAATATTGAAAATGAAACATTGATACAAATGACTATTCCGGAATATATAACACAACAAGAAAAAGAAACACAAGTATTTTTTTTACAAAACGAATTTAATACAAATTTGACGGATGCAAATGAAAATATGAGAGTATTACGAGAAAGAGCTTGTTCTTTAATACAAGAAACAAATTTACCAGATGATTTTATACATATCACGCATAAAATATGGTTAACCAATCCAAACCATCCTTTTGAACCAAATGAACATACGCAACAATTAGTGAAACAACAATATATTAATTTGCCAAATTATAGACATATATTCTGGACAAATGTTCCCGAATTTTGTAAAAATTTTATACTGGCATGGGGAGTTAATAATATTGAAATACGAAATATTATAGAATTCAGGGAGTATTATGGATATAGAGTATATGAAGCTTTTATGAATCAAGATTTATTTGCAAATGCTTGTGATGTTGTTAAATTACAAGTAGTTTGTAAATATGGAGGTATTTTTTCAGATATGGGATGGTCTTTAAAAACTACTTTGCCAATGATAATAAAAAATTTTAATATAATAATTAATGGTGAATTCTGTGAACCCGGAATTGTTAGTCATAATATATTAGGTTCTAAAATAACAGAACATTATTTGTATACTACTATTTTAAAAAAAGTAGATGATATTCCTACAAATATATTTTACTATGAACGAATTAAAAATATTTGGGGCATGATTGAATTATGTAGTCCTAGAATGTTAACCGCTGCAGTATCTACTATATGTAAAGACGAAAAAGTATTATTAATCGTAAATAATGAATATACATGCGATAGATATCATAATAATTCTTGGTTTGGTGAAGGTAAATATGGTTCTAATGTTCATGTAAATGTAGATTATCCAAAATTGGAAAAAGATTTACAAATTATATAATACATCTGTATTTTCGAATAAAGCGTCCTATTTCATATCGACTAGTTCTTTTTTCTTTTATGAAATTACATCCTTTCTAAATAAATATATCTTGTTGCAGTAAAGATTCGTTATCATGGCAAACTAACAGTTCATGCGTATCTTCTATATTCACTTCTTTAAACCAACCATCATATGAACTTCTACCATCTTCTAATTCAGGTCCTCTAATATGTAAGAGAACCATTTTTTTAAAAAAATAACTAATCAAATAACTGCCTCCACCTTGAACACAAATGTAATTATCGCAATTTGCATAAATACGTAGTAATAATTCATTATAAGTATAGGATTTATATTCTTCTAATAATCCAATAAAAGGTATTATCTCCTCCCTATGTTTTGCGTGAATTAAATCATAATCCCCAAATTCATCTATCATTTGATTTGCATCATATGAATAGTTTGGTATGCCACCTCCATGTGGTCTTATGTATACGATTTGATACTTTTCTTTTAAAGTGTTGAATAAAATATCCAAAGTATCGATATTTATATAATTGAATGGTTCTAAATCCCATTCTACATTATATTTATTATGAATAATCAATAGCGGTTTTTCAAATACAAATATATCATTTTTATATATAATTTTATAAGGAGGAGGTATCCAAAAATCCATATTAAAATGATTCACATGTTCATTATTATTGACCAGTAAAGGTCTTAGCGGAGGTGCATACCAATGTCGAATATCTTCTTTTATTATTATATTTTCACTATTCATAAAATAATAAAAACATTCCATACCTTTATATGTCGTTATTTTGTTGTCAAACAGTAAATTTTTCGAATGTAAATAGTAATAATATGGAATATAACAAATAACCTCATTACCGAATTCATTTGTAACTTCTAATTGGGATCGATTACATAACCGCATTTGAACAGAACCTTCTGTATTCCAATGATGATCCGCTTCTTCTTCCGTAATAATATCTACCAAATCTTTGTTTAATACAATATAATCTTGCCAAAGATAAATACTCATTCTTATTTATATATATACAAAAATAAAAATTCAAATAAATTATATCTAAATATATATTCAATAATAATATCCATATGCCAGACAATACTACCATCGTTTCCATGTTTTTCGATCTCACTTCTTTCCCGGATGCAAATGAAAAAACCAGAAATATCGATTTTTATCTAGAGCATGGAAAAGCGGTATTAGAATTACCATATCCCCTCCTTTTTTTCTGCGATGAAACCGCATTACCAAGAATACAAGCGATTCGTGGAACGAAATATCCCACCCATTATATTGTAAAAAATGTGAGAGAATATGATTATTTTCTAAAGAATTGGACCAAAATACACGAAAACCGTAAAAAAAGCGTGAAATATCAAAACAAACAGTTGAAAAGCACTGTGTCTTATTATTTACTGACCATGTTCAAACCATTGGCAATCTATTTAGCCAAAGAGGCGAATCCGTTCTCCAGTTCTCATTTTTTATGGATCGATTTAGGATGTAATTATGTTTGTAGAAATATGAGAGAATATGTTCCTAAAATCGTAGAAAATCCTCGACCAAAAGTAACGGCAATGTATATTCGGTATCGAAGTAAAGAAGAATTGAGAGATATGCGAGAATATATGGAAAATGGAACGATGTGTGGTATTGCAGGAGGTGTATTTACCGTAGAAAAGGAATATGTTGACCGTTTTTATAATGCTACCTGTTCTATTTTTGACGAAATGACGGAAAAAGGAGTCGGACATTTCGAAGAACAAGTATTTACGTATGCGTTTGATCGATACGAGGAACTCTTTACATTATATTATGGCGATTACTTTTCCCTTTTTGAAAATTATCATATTTCCAATAAAGATATAAACACAATCGAGAAATGTTTTATACAAAAATGTATCGAAGGTGGTCGGGAAGATTTAGCCGTAAATGCTAGGAGATCGATATTATAAATTATATTATTAATTTATATATGAGCAGTCCAACAATAATAAATGATGATAATATCAAAAATTTAGTACGATATTATTTAGAGTCAAAACAACAATTACCACCTGATTTGCAAGACAAAATATAAATGAATGGGATGTGAGTGAAGTAACAAATATGGAAGGCTTGTTTCACTATGACAATAAATTTAATCTTTTTAACGAACCATTAAATGGTTGGAACGTATCTAAAGTAACAAATATGAGTAACATGTTTTCGCGTTGCACATTATTTGACCAACCATTAAATGATTGGAAAGTATTTAACGTAACAAATATGCGTAGCATGTTTTCGCAGTGCGAAAAATTTGACCAACCATTAAATGGTTGGAAAGTATATAACGTAACAAATATGAGTTACATGTTTTCGCATTGCAAAAAATTTGACCAACCATTAAATAATTGGAAAGTACATAACGTAACAAATATGGGTGACATGTTTTCGCAGTGCGAAAAATTTGACCAACCATTAAATGGTTGGACCGTATCTAAGGTAACAAATATGGATAGCATGTTTGCAAATTGCAAAAAATTTGACCAACCATTAAATGATTGGAAAGTATATAAGGTAACAAATATGGATAGCATGTTTGCAAATTGCGAAAAATTTGACCAACCATTAAATGATT